CACGGTGAAGGGTGTGGACAGTTCATGCCATGCCAGAGTTAGTCGGAAAGAGAACCCGGAAGCTTTGCAGGGTTTTCACCATGAAAGATTATTGTTTGTCATAGACGAATGTTCTGGCGTTGATGACATTGTGTTTGAAGTGGCTCAAGGCGCGTTATCTACTGCTGGATCTAAGATACTGATGGTTGGCAACCCGACCCGCAATTCTGGCTATTTTTACGACGCTTTCAACCGCAATTCGCACCGCTGGCACAAGATGACCGTCAGTTGCGAGGATGCCGATTACGTCAGCGATGATTTCATCGAGGACATGAAGCAACAATACGGCGAGGACAGTTCGACCTTTGCCATCCGTGTTAAGGGCGAGTTTCCGACGGATTCCGCTGACAGCCTGATTTCGCGTCATTTGATCGAGGCGGCTGTGACACGCGATGTTGAACCTATGACGGTCGCGCCCATCTGGGGTTTGGACCCAGCTCGATTTGGCGGTGATCGGACAGCTCTTGCGAAACGGCAAGGCAATGTTTTGATCGAGCCAATCAAGAGTTGGCAAGGCAAAGACCTGATGGAGACTGTCGGTCTTATTCTTGCTGAATATGAAACGTGTCAGTATTTAGACCGCCCCAGCGAGATTTGCGTTGACAGCATTGGCATTGGTGCTGGCGTTGTGGACCGCTTGCGAGAGCTAGGTTTGCCAGCGCGAGGCGTGAATGTTGCGGAAAGCCCGTCATTGGGCAACCGTTACCAGCGTTTGCGAGATGAGCTTTGGTTTAAGACCCGTGAATGGTTTGAAGCCAGAGATTGCCATGTGCCGAACCAGGATGAATTGATCAGTGAGCTTTCTTCGCTGAAGTTTAAAATCCTGTCATCCGGCAAGTTTAAGGCGGAAGGCAAGGACGAGATGAAAAAACGCGGTTTGCGGTCACCTGACCTTGCAGACGCCTTAGTGCTGACGTTCGGCACACAAGCGGTACGCGCTGCTGGCTCTGTGTCAGCCTATGGGTACGCCGCAGAATTAGATTACGGCAATACGAGTTGGATTGTGTGATGGTTAAAGCAAGCAGTGTTAAACGGCTCCCTTCTGGTCGGCTGAAGTATAACGGCGAGACTTTCCCCGGTTTTAACAAGGTTCAGCGCACTCCTGGTGATACCAAGAAGTTTAAAGTGCTGGCTAAGAAAGGCCCGGACGTCAAAAAGGTGACTTTTGGCGACAGCAACATGAAGATTAAGAAGTCCAACCCGAAAAACCAGGCCAGCTATTGTGCGCGTTCTGGCGGCATTTCTGGTGCAAATGATGTGTTCTCTGCGAATTATTGGTCGCGTAAAATGTGGGATTGTTAACATGATGTATATGAAGAAAACCTCTGTAAACCCTAAAACTGGCAAGGCTAAAACGGGCAAAAAGAAGGCTAAAAAGTCTTACAAGCGCAAAGGCGTTAGCACCGGGCGTTATTCATCCAATGGCTAAACTTACTGCATCCCAGAAGGCGAGAGCTAAAGCCATGTCTAAGCGGCGTGGTGTGAAGTATCCGAATGCTTGGTCTAACCTTGCGGTTGCAAGAGGCAAGACGAAGAAAACCAAGAAGGCTAAGAAGTAATGGCAAAAATGGATGACATGGACTTTCGCGGCGTCTTGCAGAACGAGATACAATCCGCTGTGAACTACTATGACAGCGAGTTTTCCGCTGAACGCGCCGAGACACTACAGTTTTATCTTGGTGAGCCTTTTGGCAACGAAGTTGAAAACCGTAGCCAGGTTGTCTGCACTGAGTTGAGTGATACAATTGAGTTTATCCAGCCTTCTCTGATGAAGATGTTTAGCTCGTCGCCGGATTTCGCACGGTTTTTGCCGCGTGGTCCAGAAGATGTTGAAGCGGCTGAACAAGCGACCGACCTGGTAAACTTTGCGATCAACTCAGATAACAACGGTTTTCGCGTCATCCATGATTGGTTTAAAGATGCTCTCTTGTTTAAGCAGGGCGCGGTCAAGTTTCACTGGTTGGAAACTGACACAACAGTAAACGAAACTTATGAAGGTTTAACTGAAGACGAACTTACTTTGCTGGTGTCTGATCCGGCGATAGAAGTTATATCTCAGGAAGTCACAGAGATGGGTATGGTTGATCCTATGGGTCAAGAGATGCCTATGGACGTCAAGTATTCAGTAGAGGTGAAACGCACCAAAAAGGCTGGCAAGGTTAAGATTGACAACGTGCCGCCCGAAGAACTGATATTTTCTCGCCGCGCAACTAGCCTCGAAGACTGCTCATTCATTGCACATAGAACGCAAGTACGCGCTGGCGACCTCATCGAACAAGGTTACGACGCTGAACTTGTTTTACGTTATGCTGGCTCATCTGACCTAGATGACGAGGCCGAGCGTCAGGCTCGATTTGAGGAGATCGAAAGCGGCAACAAGTATGACACAAGCACAGACCCGTCCATGCGTGAAATCCTTGTTACAGAGGCTTACATTCATGCCGACTATGACGGCGATAATATAGCCGAGTTACGCCGTGTTGTATGTCTTGGTGACGGTGATGAAATCCTTGAAAACGAGCCGTTTGACCGTCTGCCTTTTGCGTTACTTTCGCCAATCCTGATGCCTCACCGTATGGTCGGGCGTTCCGTTGCTGAGATGGTGAAAGACCTGCAAGTAATTAAATCCAGCATTATGCGTCAAATGCTCGACAACCTTTATTTAACCAATAATAGCCGTGTTGGTGCTGTGGAAGGACAGGTAAACCTTGATGATCTATTATCGTCGCGTCCGGGCGGCATTGTCAGAATGCGTGCGCCGGGTATGGTACAGCCTCTTGCCGTTCCACAAATTGGAAACAGCGCGTTTGCGATGTTGGAGTATGTGGACTCTATTCGTGATCAACGTACGGGTTTCAGCAAAGCGTCTATGGGTTTGGACCCGTCAACGCTTCAGTCAACTACGGCAAGCGCTGTCAACGCTACGATCCAAGGGGCGCAACTCAAAGTAGAAATGATTGCGCGTGTCTTCGCTGAGACAGGATGCCGTGACCTGGCAATGGGCGTCTTGCACTTGCTTCAAAAGCATCAGGACAGTGAGCGCGTTGTTCGCATTCGTGGTGACTTTGTGTCGATTGATCCAAGAGCGTGGCAGAACGGCTTTGACCTGTCTGTAGAGGTTGGCCTTGGCAACGGGCGTGAAGACGAAAAGATGGCCATGCTTTTACAGATTGCTGGCAAACAGCAAGAGATATTAAACCAGCTTGGCCCGAATAACCCCGTGGTTAAACCAAGCCAATATGTAAACACACTAAAGCGCATTGTTGAAATGGCTGGCTTTAAGGACACCGAGCAATTCTTTACTTCTGGTGAGCAAGTGGACGCAGCGGTAGCCCAAGGCGCACAACAGCAAGATCAGGGTGCAGCCCAGCAAGCAGAGATGGCACAATTCCAAGCCGAGCTTGAACTGAAGAAACAAAAGATGGAAATGGAAATCCAGTTAGACCGTGAGAAGATGCAAGCCGAGCTTGAGCTACGACGGTTTGAACTAGAGGCTGAATTGCAGCTTCGCCAACAGAAATTAGCCTTTGGTGGGCAAGTTTCAGATAACCTACCAAGAGCATGACGGATTTAAGAGATGAACAAGATCGAGGCGCTAAAGCGGCTGCGGTCCTTCGTGATCCGTTGGTTATTTCAGCATTTGCTGAGATACGAAGTGCGTATGTCGATGCCTGGGCGCACACTAACCCGGCAGACAGCGAGTTTCGTGAGCAATTGTTTTGTTTAATGAAAGCACTTGAGGCTTTCGAGGGCCATTTTCAGTCTGCAATTCAGACGGGCAAAATGGCGTCTAAGCAAATGGAAGAATTGCATAGATAACCTTTGAAAATTTGGAGATTTTATTATGTCTGGTACTCCTAGCGAATCCAGCTTGTCACAGCTTGATGCTGTTAACCTACTTTTGAATCCAGAAGCCCCCGAAGTGGTAAGCGAGGAAGTTCAAGAGCAAACCGCCGAAACTGAAGTAGAGGCACCTGATACTGAAGAAATGGAAGTCGAAGCCGCTGATGACAGCCAAGTTGAGACTGAAGTTGATGAGGTCACAGAAGATAGCGACGATAGCGAAGATGAAACTGAAGAAGTCATCGACACTTATGCTGTAAAAGTAGATGGCGAAGAAGGTGAGGCCACAATTGATGAACTCATCAAAAGCTATCAACTAGAAAAAACGGCTCAAAAAAGACTACAAGATGCAGCGGAACAGCGTAAGACGCTCGATGCTGAAAAGGCGTCTACTGAGCAAGCTCGTCAACAATACGAGCAAGCCCTTAATGTTATGGCTCAACAATTACAGCAATCAACCCAACCTAAAGATCAGGAATATTGGGATGGTCTGTATGAGAGTGATCCACTTGAATACGTCCGACAACGCGATGTTGAACGTGACGCGCAAACTAGGCAGCAAACGGTACAAAACGAGCAGCTTAGGATGAGACAAATAAAGCTTGTTGAAGAACAGAAAAAGCTTCTTGATGCCGTTCCAGAATGGAAAGACACAGAAGTCCAAACTCGTGAAACAGCAGCGATTGTTAATCATGCGCGTAGCAAAGGCTGGACTGATGCTGAATTAAATGACGCAACAGATCACCGATACGTTGTAATGATGCGTGACGCCTATCTTTATAATAACTTGCAGTCGA